GTCAGCGCCGTAAATAAGGCATTAGCCATATTGTCAGCAGTGGTATCAGGGGCGTCTGTCATAGTGCTCTCCAGTTGCTTTCAAAATTGGGGGTGTCTTAGAGGAACAGGGAGGAAACCCTTAAGACACCCCACCAGCTGCTGCTTGTGACGCAGCGAGCTTATCGAGTTCTTCTTGTGTGAGCTTTGGAAGAACTTCGATGCTAAATTCTGGAACCCAACGTTGATCCACAACAATCTGGTTTCCGGCGGAGCGGTCATTACGGGTGTTTACCTGTAGAAACTTCCTAGTCTTTAGTTGTTCATACAGAATCTGTGGAATGTGATATCCATTGTCTGTGGCTTCGCCGTAAGGAATAAACTTCCGCACAGTGCCAACGTATTTATTTGCGACAGTAAATATCTCTCCACGTAAATCACGTTTAGAGGGGTTAAGGTTTGCAATACGGCAACGGATCAGAACCATTTGTTCTGATATTTGCTTTTTGCGTATCCTTGCTTTTCGCTGAATTTCTGTCTCTTCCCCCGGATCTGCAGTTTCTTCAACAGGCGGGTTAAGCTTTGCTTCTATTTTGGCTTTAAGTTTCTCAAGCCCGATTTTTGGCGAGAGTTTAAGGCCCATCATTTTTGCACGCTCTTTCAGGGCAGCAAGTTCAGCTTCTTCAGAGGTGTCAAATTCTTCTTCGGTTTGATGTTCAAGATCAGACATGGTGATTTTTCAATCCTTAATGCAGGTTATTGGAAAGGGTAGGGGGTTATCACCCCCTACCCATCTTGGCTTAGATAGTTGCAAGTGTTTTGACGACTGCAAGACGCTCAGGGCGAAGGATCATGGTTCCATGATACCATTTGATTGAGCTAAAACCCAACTCTCCATAAGGATCATTACGGTCTGCTGTTTCTTTGCCTGGCATCTTTGTGGTGATTTTGAACTTCATGTCCTTACCACCAGTTTGGAAACCAATTGTTGTGAAAGATTCAGCGCCTACGCAGAGCATTGGGTAAACATTGTAGTTACCGCTGCTTTCTTCGTAGCCTGGGTTTGTAGTTACAGAAGCGCCTACGCCTGCGTAATGCAGCATTTCAGGAACAACAACGATACGGAACTGATCAATAGTACCGATCTCACCGTTCAGTATGTTACCTGCGTCTGCGTATTGATGCACAGGAACAAATGCAGCGTTGCTGAACAAGTCAGTCATCGCTTTCAGTGTCGCTTCCAATTCAGAGCCAATGTACATAACGCGGCCTGAGTTGATTGTTTTGGTATCAATCATACGTGAGCCGCTTATGACTTTAGTCTGCTTTGGAGTACGGTTGTCGTTCAAAATACGTGCCAAACGCATCAGGTCAGCATAATCAACAACTGCAGGATCTGAAGATTCACCGTTTACTGTTGCATCTGATGTAGCGTCACCAGCGTAAACAACAGTACCAGCGCCTGCGAGAAGCTCTTTTTGCAGAACTGCTTCGGTTAGCTGTGTCGCACCTGTGACCATTTCACGAGACAAGTGCATGTAGAGTTCTGAGTCAGTGTCAAAGTCCATTGACTCTTGTGTGAACTCTTGGAAGAAACCGAACTTCTGAATCGTTCCAGTACGTTGGATACGTGTGAAACCAACGCGATTAACACGGCCACCGTTCTCAGTCAGAGTTGGCAATTTGGAGTCAATTGTTCCTACATCTTTAGAGGAACCGTACAAGTTCCCATTGGCGAGAACTGCGCCAGCCGCATCAAGACCTTGATCGTTGATGTTGCGATCATCCAAAAGTGGCATGTAGTGATAGACGCGAATTTCTTTACCGTAATGCTTAGGCATCGAGACGGTATCTGCCATTGGCATGAAATACATGTCTTTTTTAGCTTCAACTAGCGCTTTTCGTTGCCAGAAGAAGGTATTCATTTGTGAAGAACCAGCACCTTCAATGGATGAAGCTGTGGTATTTGGAGCATTATATTGTTGTGCCATGATAAGTTACCTCATGAAAACTGTGTCGGAATCGCCATGATCTCTTCGTCACTTAAGGCAAAAGGATCAAAAGGCTTGGGCGATGATTTTGGTGCAGCGCGGGTAGGAGAGGCTGCCCGTGCTTTGTCACCATTCGAAACGGCTTTACGAGGGTTAGACGCGCGAGTTTCCAAAACTTTTGGTTTACTTTGGTTCGCAGGGGTTTCCTGCGCAACGAGTTGACCAGAGCTATGTAATTCGTCACCAACTTGCTTGTAGGCTTGAATAAGTGGAATGGTGGTGGAAAGAGTACCCAGAGTTCTGCGTCTATCAATCTCAGCGTAGATCCGGTCATAAATGCCGTTTGCTCGCTGATCATGTATCACTTGCATGATCTGTGGTTCTTTATAGATAGCTTCTTTCGAAGCCTGATCCCATTGTGTGTTTATCATAGAAATGGTTTCTGATCCAGACGACATTGAAAGAACGTCTTCAAGTGTCGTATGAAAGTCCATTTCCTGATCACTAACGGAATGGTTTTGCGGTGTATAAGTTGTTTCAGCGTCCGTATCCATTTCCATTGGATCCAGCTTGGCGTCTTGAACCAACTTTAAAATCGCATCTTGGTTCTTATTTGCCAGGTCAATAAGATTGTTAATCTTACCTTCTTCCAGCAAACCGTTGTTTTCCAATGCGCGCATCATTTTAAGATTTGGCTTAAGCGCGTGCATCTTCTTTGTGTAATTAGCGCC